GCCGGTAGGCTGGATGTCCTGGAGGCCCGCGCAGCATGAGTCGCATGGGTCAGGCCCCTGGCTGGTGGCTGACGCTGCCCGCCATGCGCCGGTCAGACCTGCTGGACCTGCTGGATGCCGTGGAGCGGGCCGGCGTGGCCAAGAATGACCGGACCAAGGTGGAAGCCATCTGGCAGGCGCGCCGGATCGCCAGGGCGCGGCTGCGGCTGGTCCAGGAAATGGTTGAGCGGGAACGCCTGGAGCGGGATGACGCAGCATGACCCCAGGCGTCGCCAGGGCATCGCTACAGGGCTTCCAGGGCCTGCCCAGCCATGACAGGGCCTGGACGCCTCCAGCCGGCCCCCAGGTGCCCCTGTGCGCTGGGTAGCGCGGGACGCCGCTGCGTTCATCTTCCGCACCGTGGGTGATGGGCACTGCGTGGCCTTCGTGCGGGAGGCAAGCGGCGCGCCGCACACCTCACAGTGGCGGCGCGGCCCGCTGGTCAGGGGCCTTGCTGATGCGCCGGCAGGGCTGGCCATTGCCACCTTCGGGCCAGACGAACGCTACGGGAACCACACTGACGGCAGGTCCCATGCGGCAATCCTGATTGCGCGGCATAGCGACGGCTTGCTGGTGTGGGATCAGTGGGTCGGGCATCCTGTCCAGCAGCGGGTGATCCGCTACCGCGCCGGCCAGGGCGCGGCGGCAAATGATGGCGATGCGTATCATGTCATCATCACCGCTGACCCCGCCGCCGCAACCGCCTAGACCGCCGTTCGATCCTGCCCGCTGGGCAATGATCCTCCTGGCGGTCCTGATCGTGGTGCCATCCCTGGCGGCTGGCGTCACGGCAATCCGCTGCGCAATCTGGACCATTCCTGAATGCCTGGACCGGCCATGGCCGATGATATTCCGCGACTTTCTGTCAGAGACTATCCCGGTCCTGGTCGCGATCGTCATGGGCCAGCCGCGCCAGCCGCCGACGTGAATAAAAAGGGGGCGGGATCACTCCCGCCCCCTGGCCTGTCAGTCAGTTGTGCAGCAAGTCATTCCTCACTGCCTCCCATGACAATGCCGGCGTCCAGCAGCATGCGCAGCAGCGGCGCAGCCGTCACCAAGGGCAACGTGACATCCAGGCGCAGCCGTGCATTGCCTTCACTGTTCACGTTGAACGCCAGGACATCACCAGCCACTGCCAGCGCGCGGGCCGGCGCGCCTTGCGCCATCTGGACGGCGCGCAGCTTGGCGTCAGACACAGGCGCGGGGATCACTTCCTGAGACAGTGCGCGCGGCATCAGGTCTTCCTGATTCAAGCCGAGTGCCTTGGCGACCCTGGGGCGGAATTTATCCGTGATCATGGAGCGGCAATTTATCCAGGCATAGGCACGCGTGCTTTTGACATCTTCACCAATGGCGCGGTGCAGGTCTGAAACCTTCCACTTGCGCCTTTCCAGTTCATCACGAATCAGCTTGGCAACATGACCAAGCTGGGCAATCTGGGCCGGGGTGGGTGCGGTCATGATTTATTAAGCCACTTTCCTATCTGAAACGACGGTGAGTCTGACGCGGCTGCGGCTGATCCGTGGCGGTTCCACTTCCGCCACGAGGTGATACCAGCAGTCGATATATGCAGCCGTGATGGTCTTGATTCCTGCCTGATGCCTTCCGCCAGACTTGGCTTCCCAGCACCAGCCAGTCATCAGGCGCGGTTCATTCTCCCGCCTGCCTTCATTCCATGAAGCGGTCATGGTGTAGTCCACATAAAAGATGCGAGCGACCTTCTCAACGGCTTGCTGCATGTCAGTTTTTATCCACATTCTACGAACCCCTTAAAAGGTTGAAGCGGGCCTGGAGCGTTCCAAGCCCACAAGCCATTTACGCCACCTTTCTAATGAACGGCACGACGTTACCGGCTGGCTCAATTCCGGCAATCTGTAAGGCTGTAGGCGCACCCAGCAAGAGCTTGTCAGCCCATGCACAGGCAATCTCCAGCCTGGGCTTCAGGTAGACAGAGTCATTGTAGCGACCGGACACATTGGACTCGGTTTTATGCGCGAGCATTACTTCAATGATCATCTTGTGCGCGGGGTCTTCCGTGTTTTGCAGCGTGCTAAACGTGCCGCGCCAGCCGTGCACGGTATGCTTTCCGGCAAGCCCTACTGAGGGCAGAGCGTCGATCATTACGTGATTAAAGGTTGACCGCTCCAGACTCAGACGCCCCCTACCAGGGAAGACCAGGGGCGAGTCTATGCCCAGGACATCCGCCAGCCGGCGAGCAGCCTGGAAGACCTCCAGGGCCTGCGGTGAAAGCGGGATGACATGTTCCTGCTTCTTGCCAATCGGACCCTTCATCCGCGCCGCCGGTATAGTCCAGGTCCAGCCATCCTGCCCCTGCTTGATCTCACTCCAGGCTGCGTCCGCAGCTTCCATCTTACGGGTGGCTGTGAGAGCAATCAGCCGGTGAGCCAGCTTCAGGAAGCCGCTGGCGGGAGATGACTCCATGGCTGCCAGGACAAGCCGCGCTTCCTCAATGGTGCCAACGCGCGCACGCTTTATTTCCCGTTCATCACCGCTCTTGCGCACGGGCAATTCCTCCGCAATCTGCCGCACCACGTTGTCTGCCACAAAGTTGTGCCGCTTGGCGTAGTCGAACAGTAATTGCAGATGCTGCTTCACATGGACCGCCTGGGCGCGCAGCCCCTTGCCCATAATGCCGTCGATCAGCGTTTCAATGTCTTGCGTGGTGATCCCGGCAATGGGCCGCTTGCCGATCTGCGGATACACATGATTTCTCAGCCGCGCCGCTACTAGGATGGCATAGCCGTCTGACCAGTTACGCACGGATGGCTGACGCTTCAGCCAGCGGTCTGCCATCACTTCCACGGTATTGTCAGACGTGGCTTCATTGGCTGCCCTGGTCTGCCGTGCCGCGTCACGCGGATCGAGGCCCGCTTTGACCTGATCCTTGATTGCCAGCCGTTTTGCTATGGCGGCATTGGGCGTCACGTCTGGATACCGTCCCAGGTCCGCAACGCTGTAGCGTCCCCGATAGGTATAATTGCACTTCCAGGTCTTGATGCCTTGGCTATTGGTCAGCAGGTAAAGGCCCGCGCAGACCTCACCGAAGCCAGTCCTGGTGTTGGGCTTGGCGTTCCTGGCTACAAGATTGGTGTTCATGGTTCACGACCTCCTGCGGATGCAAGTTTCGCACCCTGCTGGAAATTCACAATGCAGAATGTGCAGCACTTCCGCGTGGGTAATGACCGGCAACCGCAGGACGGGGGCCGGCAATTCATTGAGCAAGGCGAGCGCAGAAAGGGCCTTGCGTTCCATGCTGGAAACTGGTCGAATAGCGATCTTCATTGTCGTATCCTTGGTGGGTGTGAGAATGAAAAGAACGGCGCGCCCTGGCCGGGGTCGCGCCGTTCATGTTTTTGGACAGGTCAGACTGGCTGCACTTGCAGCCGTGTCTTGCGGGGCAGTGCCCTGCCTTCCTGCAATTCTGCCAGCAGTTGCTTGGCCAGCTTGCGGGCGGTCTTCAGGTCCAGTGCCCGCAATTGCAGATAGGAAAAGTCCCCGCCGTCTGGCGCGGTGAAGGTGACAAGGTAAGTGGTCCAGTGTGCCGGGGTGGTGGTGGTGGTCATGGTGCGACTCCTTGGTGGGTTGCGGGAATGACAACGGCGCGCCGTAGCCTGGGCGCGCCGTTCTGGTCTTGCTAGGGCTTGGTCAGTAGGCAGTGGCGGCGGCACCAGGACGCACAAACTGGTAGACCAGGACATCCGCGCGGGCTGCCTTGTCCGCGTAGAGTTCATAGCCCAGGCGTTCCGCCAGGACGGTCAGATCATTGCTGGATGGCATGGTCTTGGACCCAGCAGCCTTTTGCATCTCTGGCCGGGTGGCACCCTGTGCCCGCAGGCACAGCTTGGCAAAGATGGCCCGGTTGCCGGTAGGGGCCTTGGCGTCATCCGTGGCAGCCTTGGCGGTCTTGGTGGGGGCCTTGGCAGCCTGGGCAGCCTTGGCGGGCTTGCGGGCCGGGATTGCTTCATCACCATGGTCTGACGGCAGGAGCTTCAGGACCGCCGCATGCTTCTTCTTGGACGCGGCAATCTTGGTGGCGGCTTCAGTGGCAATCTTGCCAACCTTGGCAGCCTGGGCAGCGTCCCTGAAGGGCTTGTTGATCACCGCAGACAAGTTGGCGGCGGCTCCCTTCAGTTGCTTCTCAGTTGCCGGCAGGCTGGTGTTCTTCACCCAGCTATCCCCCGGCTTGGTGTAGTAGGATTTGCCGGTTGCCTTCAGCCGCTGAACCTTCAGGGCGCAGAGTGCGTCATACTCCCCCTTGGTGATCTCCACGGCTGGCATTGCCCCTTCCATCAGGTTTGCCGGGGTGGCACTGAAGCTGATGCCGTTCCGCAGCTTCAGGGCTGACTGATAGGTGCGGGTGGCGCTGGCGCGGAACACTGTGATGGTCCCGTCAGTGGCAGAAAAGTATTTGTTGCTCATGGTCATGGTTCCTTGGTGGGAATTGTTGAAGGTGGATGGTGCCCTGGTGGGGCACCATTGGTGGTCAGGCTTTCAGATCAGCTTCCACGTCTGCGGAAGCCTGGAGGTCAGCCAGGATTTCCGCACGGATGGCCGCGTCATCAATTGCCCCTTCCAGGGCATCACAGGCAGCATTCAACAGGGCTGACAGCCTGTCCTGGCCGGCTTCATCTGCCGCGCAGATCAAGTCATCCAACTGGCAAGCCAGCCTCTCAATGTCCTCCTGGTTCACTGGCGCGGTCTGGGTGGTGGTGGTGGTGATCTTGGTCATGGTCATGACTCCTTGGTGGGTTGGGTTGGATATCTGTTTCGTATCTAGTCTGCGGAAACGTGGGCGGTCTTGGCCGGTGCCCGGTGCACTCTTTACCCCACGAATTCGTTGGTTTTCAAGGCTATACGGGGTCAGGCGTGCCCCGGCGCAGGGCATCCCACATTGTGGTCAACAATGCTGCATTTTGCTATAATGCCTTGAAATCATTGGGGCAATATGGGTGATGGACCCACCCTGATATCTATTCGATATCCATCTTGCACGGCTGCCAGGGCCTGGATGCATGGCTTGCATCAGGTCCGGGGCCGAGTTTCGCCCCGGTAGCTGGCCAGCAGGGCAACGGCATCAGCCTCCCTGACCGGCAACTCGGGCAGTGCGCCAAGCCGCTCCAGGTTGCCGGGCATGGCATCAGCGCAGATGGCCATTGCCTGGGCGTGTGAGTAGCGACCGGCATCAGCTACGGCTTGCACGTATCCATGCCGCCCAGGCCCCCACCACGCGCCATGCTCATGTGACCAGATCAGGTATGGTTCAGTCACTGCGTGTCTACCTCGATGTCATCCGCGATCCGCCGCAGCAGGACTGGAAGCGTCAGCCGCAAGTCTGAGTTTACTTGCACGCTGAAGCCTGACCCCAGGGTGCCGTCGACCAGGATCAGGACGACTCCCCGTGCCTGCGCCGCCGTGCGAACATAGGTTGCAAGCTCGTCGTATTTTCCAGGACCGTCAGCCATCCGCCAGGACCCCCTGATGCATCGGTTGCATCAGGCATCCTGGCCGGCTGGTCCGTGCGCCGTCAATCACGGTGGGAGCAACCTGGACAGGATCAGGTCTAGCTTCGCCTCGATGATCTGAAGCCGGTGAGAGACTGACAGCTTCGGGCATTCCACCAGCTTAGGCTTCGCTGGGGGGCCTTCGCCACGCAGATACAGACCACGCGCAGCCAGCCTGTCGCGCACGTCTTCCAGGCTTCGCTTGCCGAAGTTAGGAAGCCGCATCAATTCAATCGCGCTCATCCCTGCCAAATGGCGAATTGTGATGTTATGCCACATGCCGGTCGTCAGGCATTGAATGCCGTTGATTGCCCGCACCGGCAGGTCCAGGTCCTGGATTGATCTGTCGAGTATGTCATCCAAGGAATGTGTTGCGCTCATGGTCGTCCTTTCCGCTCGCGCACCTCTGGCGTGGGTGCCATGCGTGCCACTTCCTCAATGGTCAGCGGCTTGCGCCATTGCCGCGTGACCGGCTGGTGACCAAGCGGCCATTCGTCAGGACCTGACTCGTATAGCGGTTCGTCAGTGCCGCAGCGTTGAAAGATGCGGTCGCGTGCGGCTTCAATCATGCGGTGCGTGGTTCGGCTCCAACGGAGCACGGGGGCCGGCTTGCCGCGCTGCTGATGGCTCAATGACAGTTGCCACAGCGGGCGACCTCCAGCATAGCGGTGTCATTCCAGGCCGATATTGACCGTCAGGCATGCCCCGATGCTGGTGCTGCTGATCCAGAAGTAATGCGCCGGCACGATCTGTGTTTCGGGATCGAAGACCGGGCGCGACAGGGCGAATTCAATCTGCTTCACGCTCACGACGTGCTTCCTCCAGCTTCTGTTCACAGCACAGTCCAGCCTGTGCAACCGCCCAGGCGCGTGCCTCATATCTGACTGCCATGGATGGTCTGCCAGTCAGCCGGCAGGCGTCAGCGGTTTCGCGCAGCCGTGCTGCTGTGGAGCGGAACTCATTCGCCAGCAAGGCGAATTCATCCTGTTCGATGCGGTCTGCCTGCGGCGTGTCTGACGGTGGCCCTGTCATGTCTTCCTCCAGGCGTTGCGTTGCGGAGCGTAGCGACGCGGGGCGTTGCGGTGCGGAGCGGGGCGCGGCGGCGCGCGGCGGGGTGCTGCGTTGCGGAGCGTAGCGTAGCGGGGCGGGGCGTAGCGCCGTGGGGAGAAGCGTTGCGCTGCGTTGCGGCGAGAGGCGTGGCGATGCGTAGAGTTGAGCCGCGGTGCGGTGAAATGCCATAAATGAATCGTTGCGTGGCGTTGCGTTGCGAGGCGCGGCGGCGCGGTGCGCAGCGGTGCGCCGCGTGGCGTTGAGTTGAGACGCGGGGCGAAGCGTTGCAGTGCGTTGCGGCGTGGTTCATTTGCCGGCCCGCTTGGGCGACAGGCTAATCATCCATTCGACCGCATTGAATGCCGGCAGATCATTGGATGATCCGCGCGCAACCTTCTCCACCTTCCGTCTGGTGGCGCGGGCCAGAGCTTCGTGGGCAATCTCACGGATGATGCTGTCAGTTGCGAAGCGTGCCTGCTGGCTGATGTCCAGGGCGTCCAGTTCCACCACGTCAGCCTGACGTGATCCCGCCACCAGCTTATTCCGCGCGCCGAACAGGAACCAATTACGCTGTCGATCAACAATCTCGGGATCGTTCAGCCGGTATATACAGACCACAGGCGCAATGCATACCCAGACCTGATTGTGGTCGCGTTCCAATATCTTGCGGGCGCTGGTGAGGTAGGTCGTGCGTGATGTAATGCTGACGCCGGCGACCTTGGTCAGTTCCTCATAGTTGATGCGCGTCCCCTTTTCATGCTGCGCCAAATACCGGACAAGGCTGCTGGTCGTCTCGGAGCGTTCATAAGGCTTCATCATTCATTCCTATTGCGTAGCGTTGCGTAGCGGTGCGGTGAGACGCGGAGCGTGGCGGGGTGATGCGTTGCGGTGCGGGGCGGGGCGGGGTGCCGAGGCGCGAAGCGGTGCGTTGCGTTGAGTAGCGGAGCGGGGCGGGGTGTAGAGGTGCAATGCGGCGCGGTGAAATGTCATAAAAGAATCGTTGCGTTGCGTTGCGCAGTGAGGCGTGGCGGGGCGATGCGGTGCGTAGCGAAGCGGGGTGGTGCGGTGCGTCGCGCGGCGAAGAGCAGCGGCGAGCAGCGGCGCGTCGAAATGCCATAAAATGAATCGTTGCGTAGCGTTGCGTTGCGTTGCGGAGCGGGGCGGGGCGATGCGAAGCGGTGCGTAGCGAAGCGGCGGAATGCCATAAATGAATCGTTGCGTGGCGTTGCGATGCGACGAGCTGCGGAGCGGAGTGGCGCGGAGCGTTGCGCTGCGGAGCGAGGCGCGGAGAAGCGTTGAGGCGCGGTGCGGTGCGGGGTGGAGCGTAGCGGAGCGTTGAAATGCCATAAATGAATCGTTGCGTTGCGAGGCGAAGCGGGGCGAAGCGGTGCGCAGCACTGCGCGGCGGGGCGGCGCGTGGAGACGCGATGCGGTGCGGAGCGGATCGATGCGATGCGGCGGAAACCTTCACACACTCATGTCCTGCCATTCGACCTTGGTGACGCGGAAGCGTCCATTGCTGCCACCGTTGGCAGGGCGATAGCGTCCAATCCCGCAGATCATACCGGCAGACTTTAGGTGATGTTCAAACACTTCAGGCGTAATAATATCGTCCACGATCGTAAATTCGGCAACGCCGTGCCACTTGTCAAAGACCGGGAACCGACGCTTGACGCGCTTACCTGATCCGCGCACGCCGTCAGAGTTAGCATTAATCATCACCATCACCGCATCCTTGGGCGTCAATGCCTTGCCATTGGCAATCGGCACGTCACCATTGCAGATGACTCCGCTGGTAAAGAACGTCTTGTAAGTTGCACCGCGCCGGCCTGCGATCTTCTCGCCCAGCTTCTGCGCGGCAAGGTCGACAGCCTGCTTCAGTGCCATGGCCGGCACGCAGACCTGTCCGCTTTCATTGGTGGTGCACTTGCTGCGCCAAGTGCGCGCGTCGTAGTCGTCATGCGACTCCCGCTCCAGCTTGGGGTCTTCATGCAGTGCTGACTGGCTGTATGGCGAGCCGGGGATGCCTTCGATGTGAACCTTGCAGAGTTTCATTTTACTTTCCTTTCAGGCGTTGCGTTGCGGCGAGAGGCGGCGAGCGGCAGTGAGCGGCGTTGCGGGGCGAGGTGCTGCGGGGCGGCGAGATGCGATGCGGCGCGTTGAGAAGCGTTGCGTTGAGATGCGGGGAGGGGCAGTGCGGTGCGTTGCGGCGAGCCGCGTGGTGGAGCGGAGCGCAGCGTTGCGGTGCGTGGTGTAGAGGTGTCTTGCGTTGCGTTGCGTAGCGGTGCGGTGCCATGCGCAGCGGGGCGATGAGAAGCGGAGCGATGCGCGGTAAACTGAAGCCAATGGGCCTTGCACCATGCCCTGGCCGGCACGGCGCGCGTGACCAGGATATGACCAGGGGCATATACCGCATCGCTACCGGGCGACACGGCGATTGCCTTCCTTCCGCATTTGCAGTGCGGGATCATCAGTGCACCGTGGTCTGACGCTTGGCCCGCTGGATGCTGTCAACGGCTGCTGCCAGGGCACCAGCGAATTCACCAAGCTGCATAGCCTGCGGGATGGACAGGGTGCCGGCGCGCCTGACGATTTCACGAGCCAGGCCGATTGCCTGCTGTTCCGTGGTCAGGAACTTGGTATTGCCGATGCGGATCAGCAGCACTTCCCGCTTTAGGTCCAGCGTCTCGCCCACCGTCGCGCTGATCTCGATGTCCTGTGACCTGTCCTGCGCCTTGAACGCATCGAATAGCGCGTTCAATCCTTCAATCCCGGTCTTCGCGCCGGCTGCTTCATCCTTCATGGTCATGCGACTTCCCCCAGGATTGGGAACAGGATTTCGGCGCACAGTCTGGCTGCCTTTTCCGTGGCAAATGGCTTGTTGCAGCAGGGGCATTCTGCAACCGGCAAGCCTTCACTGCGCGGCATGATCAGCCACCTATCCTCGGGGGTCCGCATCACCTTCAGCCCATCGATGCGGCAAGAGTTCTCCCAACGATTTGCCATCTCGTATCCCCTCCAGCAGTTTTATGATTGCGTCCTGCACGTCGATCTTTCGGTTGGCGCGGCGGCGGTTCATGGTGCCTTGCTGGCACATTCGACCGTATACGTCGCGCTTCATGCGGGCCTCCTGCTTCGCCTCGATGATCATGTCTTGCAGATCAACCGGCAGGAGGTCGTCGCCCATGTCACATCGCTTTCTCGGCTGCCTTTTGCATCCATCTGCGGTAGTCCCGCAGCCGCCAGCGTGTCAGCGTTCCGAGCCTGATGGGCGCGGGAAACTCACCGTCGCGGATCATCCGGTATATCAACGTCTCGGAACAATTGAGCAGCGTCACCAGTGTGCGGATGTCCATCAGCCTGTCATCCTCGTCCACTGCGTTTGGCCGCGCGACCGTGGCCGGCTGCGTTGCCCGCAATGCTAGTTCAGGTCCTGAAACTTTAGGGCGCGCCATCACCTCTCGCTCCTTGCAGCATGGGCATCATCGGTAGTTCCTGTTCGTCTTCCTCGATGCCGCCACCCACAGCCGCTATGACCGGCAGTGAATCCACACGCGCATTCCAGTAGGCGAGCACGCGGCGGCGCGCAGGCGGATGTAGGCTGGCAAGATCACGGATGCCCCTGCCCAGCACCGCCATCTCGTTGTCGTTAGGCTTCATCGAATGTTCCCCTTCAGTGCATTGCGGCGCGCCTCAATGGCTTCCTCCAGCCGGTCCATGTCTGGCGGGATCAGCGGGCGCGTCCTGGCGATCCATGCCGCGCTGGTGGGCAAGCTGTTCAGGCTGATCAGGTCCATTCCATCCACCTCCACCAGCAAGGCAGATAGCCCATCATCATCTTCCTGGACCGCCAGCCGCTGGTGGGCATCACGCAGCGCATCATTGACCAGAGCGCGGTATGTGCTTGGCGCTTCCCGCAGGACGCGGCGCACCGCTGGGTGCCCACCAATGTCAGCCACGGCTGCGGCGCTTGCAGCCTGCTTCAGAAGGGCCTGGAGGTTCACCAGCCACTGGGTGCCATTCGGTTCCGCCAAGGGGTCCACAGCCTCGTCCTGGTCGCCCCTGCCGTATGCCTGATCGGCCTGCCGGTCCTGGTCCGTCTGGTCTGCCGGCGGTTCAGCCTTGCCGTCGATCAGGATGCCGCCGGCTTCAGTTTCCCGCCCATCCATCTCTTCGGCAGTGTAGTCGATGCCTTCCTCTGGGAACGCCGCGCGCAGGACCGCAGACTTGACACATTTATGTAACATTTGCCTGGGGGCCTTGGTCCATCTCTCATTGGGGACCTCACTGCGGAAGCCGGCGCGCCCATAGCACTCCATCCAGTGCAACTGTTCGGTGAAGGCACGGCGCTCGCCGGCGACCAGCCTGTAGACCGTGACAGCACACCATGCGGGGAACACCATCCGCACACTGACATCGCGCGTGGTGCCATCATCATTCTCGTAACTGCCTCGGAAAGTGTGCTCGATGTCAGGTCCCCACACTGGCAGGTCCATGCCTGCCCACTTCTGGGTGCGCGCTGCGGTGATTTCGATTTCATTGATGCCGACCATGATCGTCTGCACCTTGCGCTTAAGGCGCGAATTCCACATTGGCACGACGTGCACTGGCCGCTTGAAGGGATCGAGCCGCCGCACCGTGCAATATTCCACCAGTGCCATCAGCACTTCAGGCGTCTCTGCCGTTGGGTAGCATTCACACAGGGAACGCCACGCGATGTCTGTGCCATTGAAGCCGGGTGGCTTCTGGTAGCGTGTGGCGACCGTCAGTGCCTGTGCTTCGCGTGCCATCTCAATTCCCCATCTCGGTTTCGATCAGCTTCGGTTTCTGCTTGATCAGGGCAACGCTGGGCATGGGGTTGGACAGCACAGCGCCGGGGATGACCTCCCCCGCAATCAACCCATGCAGGATTGCATCCCTGTCCGGTTCCCGTTTGGTGCGTATGTATGCGTCCGGTAATGCCTGCTCGTCGGTGATCACCACGGATGCCTTGCCGGCGCGGATGCTGACTGTGGCCAGCGGGGCCGCGAAGCTGCGCCGCTCCAGGGCTGCCATCACATCGAACAGCAATTCACGCAGCCAGCCAGACCGCGCGTCGTAGCGGTGCTGGCGTGCCCGCATAGAAGCGGCAATGGTCTTGGACTCTGCTTCACGTGCTTCTGCGAAGACGATGGCTGTGACAATGCGCCGCAGCAATTCATCCGGGTGAACAACTGACGGATCAGTATCAAGCGCGGTCCTAATCGCCTGCTCGTCCAGGTCAATGTTGGGGTCCGCTTCCAGCGTTGCCTTGGCGCGCTGCCACGCTGCGATGCAGCGTTCAATGGTCGATGGTCCTGGCGCGCGTTCAGACATCCGCACCTCCCACGAATTATGCGCTGGCCGACCTGTCAAATCTGGCAGTTCTCTGTTAGGAATACCTACCGCTAGACAGGCAGGCGGGGCAATAGAGATTTTTAATCGTGACTTCGTATATACAAAGCAGTGCGTGCAGTACTCTCTGGTTGTCTACGACTGTCTACAAGTATTAAAACCCCCTCCATAGTGATCGCTGCGTAAAACAGGCATCACGGACTTGTCAGGGAATTGCGCTAGGCAGTAGTCTGCCTCGGATGACCCACGCAGACATCATCCGGAAGCTCGGCGGCAATACCTATGTCGGCCAGCGACTGGGCCTGCACCGCACTACCGTGTCACGCTGGGCAATAGTCGGCATTCCTGACAGCGTTTATTTGTCTTTCATCGCGCTCGCGGATGAATTGGGCATTCGTCTAACGCTGGCGCAACTGGCTGCATCGCATCCGCGCTACGGCAAGCAAGCTGTGGAGCAAGTTTTACTCCTGCCGGAACGCAGCGAGCCGCGCGTTAGTCAATCGACCAAGACGAAGAGGGAACAACCAAGTATTTTTGGTCAATCGACTAAGGCACGTCAGCAGGCGAGCTAGGCTGATGAAGCGGTCAACCTTCAGGCTGACTGCGCCTGTGGTCCGCGAACATCCGCTCCAGAAACAGATTGCCAGCACACTAACAATCGAACTCGCTCCACCAGGAAAGGTCAGCCGGTTCGGTGTCTGCTGGTGGTCAATAGACCACGCTAACTATGCGGGAGAAGTTCCCGGCGTAAGGATCGGGCGAGGCATAATTGCCGGCATCCCTGATACCTTCGTCCTGTTCCGTGGCATCGCCCACGTCATCGAAATCAAAGCAGCAGACGGCACGCTGTCAGATGCGCAGCGGTCAGTGATTGCCGCCATCCTGGCCTCGGGTGGCCGCGCAGGCGTGGCACGTGATGCGACAGAAGTGCTGGCCTGCATTGATGCCTGGAGCATTCCCCGCAACCGGCGAGTGAGGGAACCGCTATGACACGCGCAGCCAACCGCAATGCACCCACGCCGCTTGATGTCGCCATCCTGTTCAAACCGCATGAGTTCCGCAGGCTGAAGGTCAACACGCCTGGACCGTCTGGCCGGCTGGGTGGTTATCCGGCGCACGAGAATTGGCTGATCGCAAATACCGATCCGGCGTCCCTGGTGTGCCGCCTGCCGCCGCGCGAGTTGGCGCGCACCATCAAGTATGCCCGCCCAGACTATGGGTCAGGCGGTCCGAACGCGCGCATTCGCGCAGCTTGCATCCCAGCACTACGGCGCGCCGGCATCGACCTGACCGGCTGGTGACGCGCCATGAAGGGGATGCAATGGGCCAAGTTCTGGTGGCGTGACTGGCAGCAGGACCTGAACCTGCAAGCCTGTTCACTCGCCGCACGCGGGCTGTGGATGGAAATGCTTTGCGTGATGGCAAACGCTGATCCGGTCGGCCATCTCATTCTGCCGCCGCGACGAAAGTGCGAGACAGAATCAAAGCAAGTGGGACGCATGTGCAAAGCAGATGCGAGGCAAGTGCTACCCCTTATTCGCGAGCTTGAAACCATGGGGGTCTTCAGTAGGAACAATGAGGGGATCATTGTCTGTAGACGAATGATCCGTGACGCTGAACGCAGCCAGGAAGGCCGACTGCACATCGCCAAGAGGTGGGGCGAACCTAATAGGTCACCTAATAGGTCACCTAATAGGTCAAACGGCTCAGACCTATTAGGTCACCTATTACCCAGAATCCAGAAGCAGAAGCAGAAGCAGAAGCTAGAAGTAAGGGGAAGACCCCTTACCAACCCCAAAGAAAGAACCCTCCAAACCTCCCGCAAGCGGGAGGCTTTAGTCGTTGCAATTTCTGGCAGGAAAGGCAGCAAGGACGATGACGCTGGATGAATGGATCGCTGCGCTGGGTGACAGGGTGCTGCCTGCTGGACGGAACAGCCGACGCACGGTGGAATATCTGCTCCCCCGGCTGGATGACCTGCCGCCCGAATGGTTCACCGAGGCAGCCATCGAGGGCGTCTGGCGTGACCTGCGCAGCCTGAACAGCGCGGATCGTGTTCGCAAAGCACTGGCCGAATTCCATGCGCGTCAGCAACGCCAGCAGGCAGTGCCGGAACAGGTGCTGGAGCGCGAAGCCTGGGAAGACCGGCAAGCGTGGCTGCGCCAGGACTGGGACGACGCAGCCGGCATCATGCGCAAGGTCCATGCCTACAGGGGCGACGTGCGTGCGCTGCGGCTGCTGGCATTCCTGGTCAGGCGCTGGGCACCGCAGCACTTGGGCTATCTGCCGCCGCATATCCTGGAGGCAATCGAGCGTGATGATGGCGCACCACCAGCCGTCACGGTTGCAGACCGCACGCCGCGCTATGCGACACCTGAACAGCTTGACCGGATCAATCCGCTACCTGGGGGAGTGAAACGCCATGCGCCAGAAACCACCGTCGCGGCCAATGACCAGGATCGTGCCGTCGATCCCGTCGCCACCTAGTGCGTGGCGTGGGCCAGCGTTCCAGGTCCACCAGCCGCAGCCGCGCAAGCCGTGCCGGCTGTGCACGCGCGTGCGCTCCTGGCTGGGCATCAGCCGGTGAGTGCCGTCGCGCCGCGCAACATCGCCGAACTGGCGTCGACGCGGGACGCTGAACTTGACCACACCATGGACATCCTGGCGCGTGAGCTACCGCCGCTCGACATCCATCAGCGGATCATCCTGGCGCGGGAGATCGACGCATACGCCAGCCGGATCAACCCGGCGCAGGACTGCTGGTGATGGAACCCAGCCGGTTCGCCCGCCAGCATCACCAGGACCTGGAGCCGCCGCGCGTGGATGCTGCGGTCTTCCGCCAGGGCTGGCGGATCGTCACGCGCCTCGATGGGCTGCTGGCTGACGGAGCCATCGACCTGCCGGCATGGTCAGCGGCGGTTGCCTTCAGGACCGCCTGGGAACGCGCTACGGCGGTCCCACAGCGTGGCCCGCCCCTGATGACCATGCGGGGATCAGGAACGCCTGGGGGTGCCTCCCTGGCCCGCCTGGAGGCAGTTGGGCGGCTGCGCCGGGTGGCTGATGCTCTCGGGCCGTTCCATTGCCGGCTGCTTCAGGGCTGCGTGGTCCTGGATTTGTCCTGGTCAGAGATGGCACGCCAGCACCATGTCGACCGCTCCACCATCCGGCGCTGGACCGTCCGCGCGCTGGACCGGCTGGCCGGCGTCTGAGGTGCCCAGAAGTTCCACGTGGAACGGCGCACGAACGACTCGGGCCGACTCGGACCAATGGGGAAAACGAACCGCGAACACCACCAATGGTTGCGAGGTAGTGCGCAGTTGGTCTACAGATTGCGTCATTGTCGCCAGAAGCGTGTCGCACACGTCCCGCTTCACCGGGGGTGGCAATGACGAGCAGACCAAACCTGCACCACTCGCTGGGCGTCGGTTTTAGCCCCAACGTCCAGCACTTTTTTGGGGATCGTCCTGACCAACAGCCTGCGGCGTGGTGACGTGGTTCGCCATGCTGAACATGTCCTGATCGTGTGGGAGATCGACGCGGCAGGCGTGCCGCGTGGCATCCCGATCAGACCACAGACAGGCCCGCGCCATCGGTCGCATGTTCTCGTCTCCCCAACGCAGTCTGCCATCCTCGGCCTGAAGCAACGCGCGTCTGTCGTCCTGACTGACGATCCGCTGGTGTGCATGGATGACATCCCCCAGGTGATCGGACACTGTGATGTCGCGCTGGTGGCAGTCATTGCGCACACCATCATGCGCGCACGCCACGCTGAAGCCTTCGAGCAGGCGAGCCACGCATGCCGGTAAGTGCGCCGGTTCATGTTCCTGCTGGCTGGCAGTCGAGAGAAGATCGCCGCGCTGCGTATGACAAGACCAAGGTTCGTCACTACACCAAGCGGCGCTGGTATCATCTGCGCAATGCATACCTTGCCACGCATCCAATGTGCGAGTGCGAGGACAACTGTGGTGGCGTTGCTACTGTGGTCGATCACCGCACACCGCACCTCGGCGATGATGCGTTGCTGTATGATTGGAACAATCTGCAAGCAATGACCAAGCAATGCCATGACCGCAAGACAGCGAAATATGATGGCGGTTTCGGCAATCCAGTCAGGAGAATTGCGCCATGAGCTTCCGCCACGCTGATTGCACGCATGATCAGAGCGAATGCCGCATCACGCGGTCCAGCGGGATCAAGTCGCCTTTGATCGCTTGGTCGCCTGTGTATGACGGTTCGGGTGCCATGGTAAGCAGCGACCCGAATACGTTCATCACCACCTATGAGTGCGCGACTTGCTCGATGTCATGGACAACGGAAACCACACATGGCGTGGTGGTGGTGACCAAATGAACCTGCTGCTGATCATCATCATTGTCATCGTCTTGTTCGGTGGCTTCGGTGGTTATTATGGGTATCAGTCAGGATACTACGGCCATGGTGGGCTTGGCGGCATCGGCCTCATTGTGTTGATCCTGATCCTCGTGTTGCTATTCGGAGGATTCAGGTGATGCAGGAACGCGCCATCGTTTACTTCGTCGTCGCATGGCTTGCATGCTGGCTCGTTGATCTGGTCATCGTCGTGGCGCGTGGCCCTGTGATGATTGATCCGGTCCTGAAGCTGATCATCGTGCTCGTGTGCCTCGTGATCGTGCTCGTGGGCCTCGCGCGTCACGGCTGGCTGCTGGCAGGCTGATCGTCGGGGGGTAGGGGGTCCAGAACTTAGAATGCGATCCAGTGCTGACCGCCCCCCAGTCGGATTTTTTGGATTGCGAATCCGACGAATTTGACCATGCCGCGCAAGCAGATTGCCCAGGTGAAGCCGCAACAGCCGCAATGGCCGGCTGACAAGGTGGAACGCTGGCCAATCGACAAGCTCATTCCCTACGCACGCAACGCACGCACCCACAATGATGCGCAGGTCAGTCAGATCGCGGCCAGCATCCGCGAGTGGGGGTGGACGATGCCGGTCCTGGTGGATGAAGCCGGCACCATCATCGCAGGGCATGGCCGCGTGCTGGCCGGTCACAAGCTGGGACTGCCAGAGGTGCCGGTGATGGTTGCGCACGGCTGGAGTGACGCGCAGCGGCGCGCATACACGCTGGCGGATAACAAGCTGACGCTCAATTCAGGTTGGGACCCCGCCATGCTGAAGCTGGAGGTCGCGGACCTGCAAGCGGCGGGCATCGACCTGGGCTTGGTGGGCTTCGAGGCATACGAGGTCAAATCACTGCTGGACCTGGGCGTAGAAGACCCTGGCCAGGAGTGGCAGGGCATGCCGGAGCACCACCAGGACGATCTGACCAGCTTCCGGTCACTGGTGGTCCATTTCCCTGACCAGGAAGCGATGGACGAGTTTGCGCGGCGCATTGGCCAGGACATCCCGGCGAAGGCCCCTTACATCTGGTTTCCAGAGGTGGAGCGGCAGAAGGCCCGCGCCCTGGTGTATGCCAGTGAATCCTAGTTTCCCGGTCTACATCCCCAGCAAGGGCCGGCACGATACCAGGATCACCATGCGGTATCTGGACCGCCTGCGCGTGCCATACCGCGTGGTGGTGGAGGAACAGGAACACCGCGCCTATGCCCAGGTGATCAACCCTGGCCAGCTTCTGGTGCTGGATAAGGCATATCAGCGCGACTATGACACGTGCGACGACTGGGATGACAGCAGGAGCAAGGGCAGCGGGCCGGCGCGCAACTTCATCTGGGACCATGCCGTGTCAGAGGGTGCCGCATGGCACTGGATTATGGATGATAACATTGCCGGCTTTTACCGCAGCAACCGCAACACCAAAATACAGGTTGCAGATGGAACTATATTCCGCGTCATGGAGGATTTTTGCTTACGCTACGAGAATGTGGCCATGGGGGGTCCGAATTACGAGAATTTCGTGCTGCGCCGCGCGCCCAGACCGCCCATTACGCTGAATACGCGGATATTCTCTTGCAATTTGATCCGTAACGACCTGCCGTTCAGGTGGCGGGCACGTTTCAACGAGGATGCCGACCTGTCCCTGCGCATGTTGAAGGCTGGGCTGTGCACGGTGCTATTTAATGCCTTCCTGGTGAATAAGCCGCGCACCCAGCGCATCCGTGGCGGCAACACGGACGAGCTTTACGCCAGGGGGACGCTGGCAAAGTCGCTGATGCTGACCGCATTGCACCCTGACGTGTGCCGCGTGGCCTGGAGGTATGGCCGGCATCACCACCACGTCGACTACAGCAAGTTCCGGTGCAACCGGCTGGTGCGCAAGCCTGGGCTGGAGGTGCAGCCGGGGGACGATGAATACGGGATGCGGCTGGTGGCGGCATGAAGACCAAGCGGACCAAGCCAACCGCGCTCAAAAAATTGCAGGGCACCATCAACGTCACGCGGCAGAACAAATACGAGCCGCAGCCGGAAACCGATCTTGATCCTGTCCCGCCCGACTTTCTGACGCCAAGCCAAAAGGAAGGTTGGGCCTATGTCATGCGGCACGCGCCGCGTGGTCTGCTGAAGGCCCTGGACCGTTCCGTGCTGGTGATCTGGGTTGAAGCGGAAGACCGGCACCGCACGGCAATGATGACACAGGCGAAGCTCGATAGCGGCAATCAGATGCCGCTGCTGACCAAGGGCAAAGATGGCTTCCCCATCAGTTCACCGTATCTGCGGATTATGAACCACGCTTCGCTGGTCATGCTGCGCTGCGTGATGGAGCTTGGTTTCTCACCGGCCAGCCGGCCCCGTATCCAACTGATTCCAGGACACGCCGCCCCCATGATTGAGGGCGAGATTGATCCCTGGGACGAGCTTGCCAAGGATGTCGCTTAGTCGCGACCACGTTACTCCTGCCATCGAGTTTGCGGAACGCATGGCGGATGATGCCGGCGCATGCGCAACCGCGCGCCTGTCCTGTCAGCGGTTCATCCGTGAATTGCAGGAGGCCCGCGCCGGCAACAGCCCCTGGCAGTTCGACGATGCGCTGGCGAACCGCGCCATGATGTTTGTCTCGATGCTGCCCAACATCAAAGGGCCGGAGGCCGGCAAGCCGCTGCGGCTGATGGACTGGCAGCGGTTTGTATATGCAAACCTGTATGGCTTCGTGGAAGCCGGCACCAGGGTCAGACGCTTCCGCCAAGCCTTCGTGGCAGTGCCGCGCGGCAACGGCAAGACCACCATTGTCGCGCCGGCTGCGCTTTACTCGACGTTCATGGAGAAGGAAGGCGGCGCGGAAGGCTACGCCGCAGCCGTCACCAGGGATCAGGCGCGCATCCTGTTCGACATGGCCCAGCAGATGGTGCGCAGAACGTCACGCATCCAGAAGCCGCCGCACAACGTCAAGGTGATGGTGAATGCGATCTTTCAGGAGCATACCGCATCACGCTTTGCGCCGATCAGTTCTGACGCGAAGGCACTGGACGGCTTGAACGTGGCAATCGCGGTCTGTGATGAGATTGCCAGCCACAAAACACAGCAAGTCTACGACGTTTTGCGCACTGCCATGGGCAAGCGTCACCAGCCGCTGCTGATCGGGATCACGACCGCCACTGACAATACGGCAGGCATCGGCAAGCAACTGTGGGACTACTCGCTGCGCGTCCTGGAGGGCATCCAGGACGATGACCGGCTTTTCAGCCTGATCTATACGGCAGACGCCAAAGACGACCCCTGGAGCGAGGACACTTGGCGCAAGTGCAATCCTGGCTGGGGTCAGAGTGTGCAGCCTGACGCCATCCGTGGCTTCGCCAAGCAGGCACGCAATAACGCCTCCCAGGAGTCGATCTTCAAGACGCGGCACCTGAACATCTGGGTCGGCGCGGATAATGCGCTGTTCAGCATGCGGGCGTGGCAAGATTGCAAAGATGCATCACTGAACATCGACGACTTTGCCGGCATGCCCTGTTACGTGGGCGTGGACCTTGCCAGCAAGACTGACCTCACTGCCATCGGCATCGTGTTTCCTGAAGGCAATGGGTATGCGGTCTTCGCGCGCTGCTACCTGAACCAAGATGCGGTGAACGAGGCGCGCAATCCATCGTATCCAGGCTGGGCGCGCAGTGGTGAATTGATCATCACGCCAGGGAACGAAACCGACTTCATGCGGATCGAAGCAGACATCCTGGAACTTTGCCAACGCTTCCAGGTCCTGGCGGTTGCCTTTGATCCCTGGAACGCGGTGCAGCTTTCACAGCGGCTGATGGCGGAAAGCGTGCCCATGGTGGAGATGCGGCAGAACGTCCAGAACTTCAGCGAACCCACCAAGGAACTCGACGCAGCGTCACGCGCGGGCCGGCTGCGCCATGACGGCAATGGGCCGCTGGCGTGGTGCATATCCAATGCCGTTGGTCACTATGACGCACGCGGCAACGTATTTCCGCGCAGGGCGCGGGACCAAAACAAGATCGACGCGACGATGGCAGTGATCATGGGGATTGCGCGCAGCATGTCGCACGTCGATGCAACCTCGGTCTACGAAAGCCGGGGTCTGCTCGTGCTGAGTTAGTTTCAACAGAAACGGAGTTTGCACATGCCTCGCGTTAAAGGTTTCCTCCATATCATCCGGCGCGGCCACCCTGACCATGGGCTGCCCGGTGAGGAAGGGCCGGTCGATCCTGATTACGGCATCGATGAAGGTCCTGAGATTGACGGCGGCTTGCCCGAGCCGCCTCCCGGCATCTGGCCACCTCTGACGCCCAGCCATCCCATCCAACCCGCGCCGCCTGGGACGCCTCCAGGCAGCATCTGGCCACCTGTGGGTGGGCGTCCAGAACGTCCAGACCGGCCAGCGCATCCGATTGCCCCTGGTGGTGGTCCTGTAAGGCCCGACCAGGGCTTGCCGCCTGCTGGTGGCACGCCGCCAGTCCCTGGTGCGCCTGACCAGGGCCTGCCAGGACGCCCGAGCCTGCCCGAGCGTCCAGACCGTCCGAAGGTCTACTGGGTCGTGGCCGGCATCCCTGGCGTGGGCTGGCGGTATGTTGCCGTCGACCCTGAAGCTATCCCGCCACTGCCGCCGCGTCCCGAACCGAAGTGATCTAGCGTAGCGGTCCTGCCGGCATGATCCCCGCAGTATTCAACTTGAAACTGTATCGCGGCGACACCGCGTCTTGGGTGTTCACGCTATGGCAGGACCGCAAGCGCACGCAGCCGGTCGACCTGACCGGCGTGGAACCGAAGTCCGAGATACGCGAGCGGCACGGCGGCGCGCTGATCCTGGCGCTTCCACTGAAGACCACATTACCCAACATCATCGAGGCTGATCTGTCTCGGGATGATTCACAGAAGCTGACGCGCCGCAGCGCGGTCTGGGACCTGCAACTGACGCTGGGTGATGGCACCGTCGCCACGGTCGTTTCCGGCCATGTCTTCGTGACGCCATCCGTGACGGAGTCGGCCTGATGCCTGACATCATCACCGGCATCCTGGGCGAGCCGCGCGCCATCGATATTCACGTCAAAAGCGGGATGCCTGGACCGCCTGGGCCGCAAGGTCCGCAGGGTGCAGAAGGCCCAGCCGGTCCCACAGGACCCGAGGGCCGCGTCACCACCATCGTTGGCATGTTCGGGCTGGTGACGTCACCGGCTGACCTGCCGCCTGATGGGCTGATCCCGGCTGATTGGGATGGTCCCGGCAGACCGGAAAACGATCTGCAAATGCTGGTCGGACAGGGCTTGGTCTTCCAGCCGTTCGACCCTGATCCGCAAGCCGGTGATGTGTTCGTCTTTACCGGTGCTGATTGGGTCAGCATTGGCCCAGTGACCGGCCCGCCAGGGGCGGAAGGCCCGCAAGGCGTGCCTGGGCCAGCCGGCCCGCAGGGCAGCGTGGGACCACCTGGGCCGCAGGGCCTGCAAGGCGTCCCAGGCAGCCAGGGCGCGGCAGGTCCAGCCGGTCCAGCAGGGCTGCCAGGATCAGCCGGCCCGCAGGGTGGCATTGGTCCAGCCGGCCCGCGTGGTGATCCTGGCGTGCAAGGCCCGCAGGGCGATCAGGGCGGGCAGGGGCCGCAGGGGGTCCCAGGTCCCCCTTCCTTCCCTGACGCGCCGCCAGGGCAGACCTATGGCCGGCTGAACGATGGCTGGGTGCCTGTGCTGCCCATGACTGGCGGCACGCTCCTGGGCGGGCTGACGGTCAGCGGTGAGGCATTGTGGCTGGAGGCTGCGCGGGCCAAGGGCACCTTGACGCTGGAGGTGGAACCGACACAGCCAGACCACGCGGTGACGAAGCGGTATGCGGATGGCTTGCCGCCAGACCTGACCCCGTATCTGCGCCTGGACGGCGGGCAGATGCTGGGACCCCTGGCGCTGGCGGCAGATCCGACCACGCCGACCCAGGCAGCCACCAAACGCTACGCCGACTCCCTGGTGCCAGACCTGTCCCCGTATCTGCGCCTGGACGGCGGGCAGATGCTGGGTCCGCTCCTGCTGGCGGCTGATCCGGTCAGCGCGGATCAGGCAGCCACCAAACGCTACGCCGACTCCCTGGTGCCGCCGCCGCCTGACCTGACCCCGTATCTGGCCAAGGCTGGCGGGCAGATGGACGGCACATTGATCACAGCGCGCGGCACCAGCGTCACCGATCCAGGTCTGGCAATCGGGGACAATTCAACCGGCTTTTTCCGCACCGGCAACGTCGTGGTTGTCGGGATCAGCGGCGAAGTCGTCATGCAGTGGTTCTATAATCAGATGATGGTTGCCGTGCCGATCAGCATGGTTAATCAGAAGATCACTGCACTCGGCATGCCGACCGCGCCGCAGGATGCAGCAACCAAGTCCTACGTGGATACGCAGCAGCGGTCGCCTGCGTTGCTTTACAACGTCCCGATTGATTTCCCGCTTCCCGAGACGGGCGAATGGCTCAACCTGGATGTCCGAGCCTACCCGATTCAGCGCGGCGGCATTTCACGCATCATGGTCAGCCTGTCAGCCAACGTGAAGCTGACCGGATCAGGTGGACCAAACGGGCAAGGCATCGTGCTCGCAGCCGCGCGCATCATGGGCAACCCAGAGCGCCGCGTCTGGATATACGGCATGCAGCTAATAAGCGGCGAGCGCACGGCAACCGGCTTCACGGTCAACCTGTATGCGGATGTCACCGGATTCAATCCGGTTGTGACCATCCAGCTTCGCTTGGTGGACGGCGGCAGTGCGGCACCGCTCCAGCCAGTGTCCATCACTGGTGGTGACGCCAGCGTGGCAGACCGCTCGCAATACATGATCATGGACCTGGGACCTGCAACATGAGTCGCCCATACGGTTCCCTTCAGGGCACGGCGCGCGAGCCGCGATTGACGCGGCGCGAATTCATGACAGCCGGGGCAGCCGCCGCCGTGGTGAAAGACTCGGCTGCTGTCACCTCCACCCTTGGCGGGCTGGGGTGGCCACAGCCGATGCTGTATGCCGCGCTGGGAGGCTATGCATCGAATACCGGCGTTCCGGTCACGCCATTCACCGCACTGCAAGCCGCCGCCGTATATGGCTGCATCCGCGCCATCTCCCAGGACATCGCCATGCTGTCCCCGTTCGTGCGCCGCAAGCTGGGCGGCGGCGGATTCAAGCGCGAGCTACGGCATCCGCTCAATAAGGTCTTCCAGAGGCCGAACCGCTGGCAAACCTGGTTCGAGTTCATCGGCTATGCCGTTAGCTCGCTGTGCCTGCGCGGCAATGCCTTCGTGGTGGTGGAACGTGACAATGACGCCAACCCCATAGAGCTTGTCCCCATCGCTCCAGACCGCTGCACCATCATGCTGACGGATGATGGAGAACTCTGGTATCGAATCAACAGCCGCCGCCTGGGCTACGGCTTGATCGTGCCGCCCGATGACATGATCCACATTAAGAACATCTCCATGGATGGATATGTCGGCGTATCTCCCATTGCCATTGCGCAGGATGTCATTGGGCTGGCGCTGGCCACGCAGCAGCACGGCGGCATCCTGTTCCGCCAGGGCGGGCAAATCGGGGGCGTGATCAGTCACCCTGGCAAACTGAGCAAGGAAGCCTCAGACCGCATCGCCAATTCGTGGCGCGAGACACATGCCGGCGTCCAGAACGCGCACAAGGCTGCGGTCCTGGAGGAAGGCATGCAATTCACGAAGGTGGCGATCACCAATGAGGAAGCGCAGTTTTTAGAAACGCGCCGCTTCCAGGTGATCGACATATGCCGGCTGTATGGCGTGCCGCCGCACCGCCTGGGCGAGTTGGACAAGGCAACACTCAATAACATTGAGCAACAAAATCAGCAGTATGTTGACAGCGCGTTGAAGCCCACCACGCGCTCGCTGGAACAGTTGTTCGATCATCATCTGCTGTTCGATGACGAGCGCATGACCCTGGAGTGCAAGTTTGACTTTGACGACATGACGCGCGGGGACCTGCTGACCAGATTCCAGGCGTATCAGATCGGCACGCTCAACGGCTGGCTGTCACGCAATGAGGTGCGCGCCAGGGAGAACTTGAATCCAATTGATGATGGGCACGGTGATGAATACCGCGTGCCGCTCAATACCGCAGTCCCCACTGATCAGCCGCCAAGCGCAGAAGCGCCGTCAGAGGCAAGCAACGCACCCACTGCCGCCGCGCCGCAGCCGCAACCTGGAGGTGCCAACGCATGATGATCGTCAGCGCAACGCATTTTAAGTCGCTCAACAGGGGCCGCAACGTGACGCGCGCCGCCGTTGGCATCCGCAAGCAGATCATCGGGGCGGCTGAACAGATGACCGGGGACCTGCGCGCGTTGCGCTTCACCATCAGCACTGATGCCGTGGACCGCGAGCAGGACAAGATCGCCGTGGCCGGCTGGGACCTGAAAAACTACAAACAAAATCCGGTCGTGCTGTGGGGGCATGATGCGTCACGCCTGCCCATAGGGCGCGCGTTCGATGTGAAGGTGGAAGACGGCGCGTTGAAAGCGTCAGTCGAGTTCATCCCGCAGGATACGCCGGAAGGCGGCATGTTCGCGGAGTCGGTCTACCGGCTGGCACGCGGCGGCTTCATTGCCGCGACCAGTGTGGGCTTTAGACCTGTCAAATGGGACTACACGCGCGATGCCGCACGCGGCGCGGATGATTGGTTTCCTGGGATCGACTTCGAGGAACAGGAACTCGTGGAGTTATCCATTGTCACCGTGCCCGCCAACCCCGAGGCGCTGATTGATGCGCCAGGGCCGGGTGAAGGCACGGCAATCGCGTCAGATACCCCGCCAGTGACCGGCGAGGAATTGACCAGCTTTAATGAAGAACAAACAAGAGCACGAATGCGCCGCCGACGCGCGTTCCAACTTGCCCTGGCAACCGAGGTCTAGGGCTGTGGCATCCGCTAATCACTGCGCGGGAACGCGCTGCACAAAGGATATGAACAATGGCCACCCTGAGTGAAAAACACCGCGAACTGAAGCGTCGGCGGTCTGAGATTGTCGCCAAGATGGGCGAGATCGTGAAGGCTGACGATGATGACAAGCCGGATGATGAACAGCAAAGCACGTTCGATCAGCTTGCATCTGCCCTGGCTTCAATAGACCAACGCCTCCAGCGCGTTGCCGCAGCCATGCAGGCAGCCGCAGAAGGTGCACAGGACGCTGACGACGGCGAAGGCGGGGATGATGATGACAAGGGCCTGAAGCCGGCAGGCTTCCGCGTGCGGACGACCACAGTGCCGGCGCGTGCCAAGCCTGACCCTGATGCGCGCCTGAAGGACAAGCGGGGCATCAAGGCTGCGCGCTATGTGTGCGGGCTGCTGCATGCGCGCTTCCATCACGTCTCGATGGAGAAGGCAGCAGAGTTCGTCACCAACCGCTTCGGGGATGACATCGTTGCCCGCGCGCTGAACTCTGGCGTGACCGGCGAAGGTGGTGCGCTGATCCCGCAGGACTTCATGGCAGACCTGATCGAGCTACTGCGCGCCATGACTGCGGTGCGCGGCGCGAACCCGATGGAGGTGGGAATGCCGATGGGCAACCTCACCATCCCGCGTCTGGCCGGCGGCGCAACCGCTGCTTACCAGAACGAGCTTGACGACATCAGCATCAGCCAAGAGCGGTTCGATGATGTCAACTTCGTTGCCAAAAAGCTGACGGCCATGGTCCCCGTCAGCAATGACCTGATACGCCGCTCGCCTATCGGCGTGGAGGAAATCGTGCGTGACGATCTGGTGCAGACCATTGCACGCCGCGAAGACCTTGCTTTCATCCGTGGTGACGGAACAGACAAGGGGCCGGTCGGGATGCGCCATCTGGTCCAGGCGTCCAACCTGATCACCGTGACCGCCATGCCGGCAACGCCGGCCCCTGGTGATCAACTGACGGCAATCCTGTCTGGCGCGTCGGCTGCCATCCTGGCGCTTCAGAATGGCATGTCGCGCATGATCCGCCCGACCTGGATCATGGCACCCACGATTGCCCGCTTCATCAGTCTGGCACGCGATCAGGTGGGCGGCTTCTACTGGAAGGATGAAATCGAAAGGGGCATGTGGGAAGGCTACCCGATCCGCCTGACGCAGCAGATACCCACGAACCTTGTGATGGGTGCCAACACCAAGGCATCTGAAATCTATTTTTGCGACATGGCCGACTTTGTAATTGCAGACACCTACAATGTGGTCGTGGATGCGTCTGACGTGGCTGCCTACAATGACGGAACCTCGATGGTGTCTGCGTTCCAGCGGGATCAGTCACTGTTCAGGGTGATATCGGAGCACGATGTCAACATGCGGCACCTCCAGAGTCTGGTGGTGCTGCTGACGCAAGACTGGGCCTTCACAGGCGTTCCTGGCTCGCCAGGGGCACCGTGGACCACCCAGCCGCTTAACCCCACGTGGTCGCAGGCTGCGGCGATCAGACCGGCGCTGGCGACCGGCGCGAACCCGCCGCCAACACTGACCGATCCGGCATAAGGAGTCGCAACACCATGTTCGTGATGGCAGTGGAAGGCATCCCGCAACGCGATCAGGTCGTGACGTTCAGCCAGCACTGGGCAAGCTACAATCCAGGTGAAGTTGCGAGCTTCACGGCTGGCGAGAAGCAGGTCCTGGCCGACAAGGGCGTGATCCTTTCACCGCCATCCAACGTGACAGTGCCCGCCGTGCAACAGGTTGGGTCCAACCTGACCTGCACGATGGGCACCTGGAATGGCGAGCCGACCAGCTATGCCTACCAGTGGCGCGTTGCCGGCGTGAACGTCGGGACGAACTCACCCACCTATGCAACGCAGGTTGCTGACGTGGGACTGACCGGGACCTGCATCGTGACCGCCACCAACGCCGCAGGATCGACAGCCGCGCCGCCATCGAATGGCGTTGTCATCCAATGAAGGACTGACCAATGAGTGACTCGTATACCAACGGCACGCTCGTCAGCATGCGGACCCTGCGGCGCTTCCAGCACTACAATGCAGGCGAGATCATCGCGGTTCCCATGGCAGCCGCGCAAGACCTTGCCGCCAAGCGGCTTGCGCATCCGCTTAACCTCCTGGTGCCAACGGACCCGAACGCCCCTGCGCGTCAGGTGGCACCAGCCGGCATTGTGAAAAAATAGCATGTATGCCGCGCTGCGCGTCATCGAGGCACCTGCAAGTGAGCCAGTGACGACTGACCTTGCGCGTAAGCATTGCCGCATCGACGCCGATTATGATGACGACATATTGCAGATGTATGTGACCAGTGCGCGCGTGGAGGCTGAAGCCTTCCTAAACCGCGCGCTGTTCACACAGAAATTGCAATTCGCCGTCACCTGGGCACCGCCGCCAACCGCCACGCCGCTCGTCCCGCAGAGCTTGATCATCTTCCCGTTGAACTGGCCACCTCTGGTCAAACGACCGATAGAGCTTCCGCGCGCGCCGTGCCAGTCGGTGCAGCAGATCACCTGGGGGCCGTTGGACGACATGCAGGTTGCCGATCCTGACGACTACAGCCTGAACCTGGGCGTGGAACCTGGATACGTTGCGGTGAAGCCGCAGCTTCTGCCGCGCATCCCGCAGCAGTCCATGATCATTGATTACACGGCTGGATATGACGACAGCGACCCTGATGCCGTGCCCATGCCGATCCGCATTGCGATCATGGTGGGCACCGCGCACTACTACGAGAATCGGGGTGATGTGACGGCGGAAATGCCACCAGCATTCTACCGCTTGCTCGATCCCTATCGCCTCTGGACGTTTGCAGGATGATGGAGCGGCGCGTTGCGTTGCGGCGAGCAGCGGTGCGATGCGGCGCGAAGCGTGTCGAGGCATCGGGATTGAATGCCGGATAATCCGAGCGGTCAACTCCAGGCGTCCAACGGCATCGGCGCGCTGCGATGGCAGGTCACGTTGTATCGGCGCGACCAGTCTCCTGCTGATGACTTGGCACTGACCGAGAACCTTGTGCCGCTGGCAACGGTGCACGCTGACATCCAGGGCACGCGACCGGGCACCTTCTACCAGAGCACCCAGGTCGATGCGCCGGTCACGCACATGGTCTACATCCGCTGGCAGGACTACCCAGCCACAATCGAGGTGGTGATCAGGACCACGCAGCGTCCAGACGGCAGCTTGCGCAGCGAGGTCTACCGCGTGCGCCGGTCACTGGAGATCGCGGGCCGCAAGCGGTTCATCCAACTGGAATGCGAACTTGAGCGCAGCAGGACCACGCCGGATGACAGTGACGCAACGCGCAACGCGCTGCTGACGGAACCATACAGCAACGTGGTGTGGGACGGCGGAAGCACCTCCTGGGATGCAATCTGGACATGACCAGCAACATCGACGCCACCAAGCCAGCCAGTCCGAACGCATACACCGCAGACATGCGCGCCAACTTCCAGGCAGCCGCTGACGAGATCAGTGCCTTGCAGGCTGCCATGGATGCGCCTGCACCATGGTTGCCGCTTGATGGCGGCACGATGGTGGGTCCGCTGACCCTGGCAGATGATCCGGTCAACCCGCTGGACGCAGCGACCATGCAGTATGTTGATGCATTGGTTGCAGCTATCCCGCCCGTCGATCTGTCAGGCTATCTGCCGCTTGGTGGAGGTGTTCTGACCGGCGATCTGACGCTAGGCGGCACGGCTTCACGGCGTAGCTTGATTGTTGATTCCGGCACCGGGCAGT